GATGGTGGCGATGCTCGCCCAGGGCGGGACCACCCTCGGGTCTTACGCCCTGGGCGAAGTGTTCTCGGACTTCTTCTCGCTGGGCCAGGAGGCAATCGCCAACTGGTACCGCGACGTGATGAACGAGTACATGATCGAGGATGAGGTCGACTGGAACTGGGGCGAGAAGACGGAGCAAGTCCCGCTCCTCACGTACCAGAAGGACTACGACGAGGACCTGCCCATGGCGGATCTCGTCCAGATGGTCGACAAGCGCCTCATCACCGTCGACCCCGATCTCGAGGATGCGCTTCGCAAGAGGTACAACCTTCCGAAGCGTGCGCCGGGCAATCCAGGGCCAGACCCGAACCCACCCGTTCCCGCACCGTTCGACCCCTCTGGCGGCGCGAAGCCCCCGCCGAAGCCGAAGCCCTCTACGACTACGCCGTCTGGGGCAGAGAAGCAGACGACGAAGACTGCCACCTCCTACGAGGATTGGGAGGAGAGGGGCAGGCAGGCTTTCCGCTACTGGGATCGGGTACCGGCACAGCCTTCGCCGCCGGGGGCGGAGTCCGGGGAGGGCGAGGCGTCCTTGGCTGCTCCCTCCGAGTTGGCCTCGCCCAATCTGGACACCTGAAAGGAGGAGCATGGCACCGAAGAGTGGCACCAACGTGAAGCCGGGATCCATCTCGCCGCAGTACCCGTCTCCCGTCGTCGATCCGGCTCACGTCGGTCAGATGATCCCGCCCGCCGTTCCGTCCGGCTGGCGTGAGGGGACCAAGGGCGGCAAGACGAAGGTCCCCAAGTAGTGCCTCCCAACCTCGTCACGATTCCGAACGTGCCGATCGTGTCGGTGGGCGAAGACTGGCCGGCGATGACCGGGCCAGCCACGTTCACCCGAGACGATCTGCTCTCGATGGTGGCTGCCACGGATGACCCTGGGGTCCCGACCCCGAAGCTCAAGCTGACGGCTTCGCAGGATACCCACGGCACCCCGATCACCGAGCCAGCGTTCGGGCGTGTGACCAACCTTCGTTTCGATGAGGCGACCCAAACCGTCTTCGGCGACTACGAGGGTGTCCCCGCGTGGCTGGCAGAGGTGCTGCCCGTCGCGTACCCAAACCGCTCTGTGGAGACTTATGGTGGTTTCAAGACTGCCACCGGTGGTTACCACAAGGCGGTCATTGGAGCCGTGCAGCTGCTCGGTGTCGAGTGGCCCGGCTGCACCGTGCTCTCCGACCTTCCGCTCTACTATGGGGCAGAGAAGCCGGAGACCGTCCAGGTCAATCTGAAAGGAGGCCGTATGGGGCGGGTCCAGGCGTCGTTTCCCGTCGAGGACGTCCGCCGAGCCTACTACAGCGAGCTCGACAGCCAGGGGAACTTCTCCTGGTGGATCAAGGCGATCCTGCTGGAGCCCAACCAGCTGGTCGTCGAGGACGAGTGGGAAGGGAAGCTGTACACCGTGGACTTCAACGTCAGCGGTGACTCCGTGTCCTTCGGTGACCCTTCTCCCGTCAAGATCGAGTACGTCCCCATCCCGGAGGCGCCAGCCGCTGCCGCATCCATCGCCGCCGCCGGGTTCCTGTACGACAAGAAGGTGGCGGCGAGCTATCAGACTGCCCGGGAATCTGGCCGGGAGGTCAAACTCAAGAAGGAGGAGGGAGGCGAGGGCATGACCGACGATCAGCGCAAGGCGCTGGCGAAGAAGTACGGGCTGCCCGAGGACGCGACCGTCGAGCAGGTCCAGACCAAGATGGTCGAGGACGCCATGGGCTCGCTCGAACCGGCCGCGGACGACACGCAGCCGCTCGAGATCCCCATCCTGCAGCAGCAGCCGGCAACGACTCCTGCTCCGACCGTCGGGAACGAGTCGACGGGCACGGAGGCGCTGCCGGTGGCCGCAAGTTCCGGTCTCACGGTCACGATGGATCGCGGCCGGGCAGAGCAGCTCGAGCGCGACGCGCAGCTGGGCAGGGAGGCTCGGCTCGCGCAGGTCAAGAACGAGGCCAGCAGCCTCGTCGAGGCCGCGGTCGTGGACGGACGCATCGCGCCCGCCAGCCGCGCCGACTGGATGGCAGCCATCTTCGACGAGAAGGGCTGCCGCATCGTCGAGTCCGAGGCCCAGGTGCTCGCGGGTCTCGGCAAGGGCCGCATCCCCGTGGACGAGCGCGGGGCAGGCGGCGGCGGGTCGGACGATCCGGCCCAGCAGTTCGCCACGTCGGAAGCCTACCCGGCCCAGTGGTTCCCCGAGGTCGCCGCTCGCAAGGCGTCCTGGGCAGCCCTGCAGGGGAGGCGTCCGCTCGTCGCCAACGAGACCGTCAAGGTGAACTGACGTGGCCAACGACTGCATCCCCATCTACGAGCCCGGCGGGACGCTGACCTGCCACGCAACCGTCGCCCTCACCGGCAAGCGGTTCTGCGCGGTAGCGGCCGAGCCGCTGGGTGGCGCCCAGGCCCTGGTGACGCTCCAGTCCGACGGACAGGGCGGCAACATCCAGGTCGGCATGCCGGCTCTCAACGGTCGCGTGCTCGGCGTCAACAACCGCGATATCCCCCAGGGCGGAAAGGTCGGCGTCCTCACGACGCCCGGCCTGATCGTTCCGGTCACCTGCTCGGCGGCCATCGCTGCCGGCCAGGAGGTCTCCGTCGATGCCGACGGGCGCATCAAGCCGGCAGCTGCCGGTCAGATGGCCGTCGCGCTCTGCGTCGGCGGCACCACCACTGCCAACCAGGACGCTGCCGTGAAGCTCTACGGCACGCCGCGAGTCGTCTGAGAGAGGAGGGAACATGCACGGAGAAGAGGACGGGTTGGTCTTCGAGTACGACTCGCTGACCAAGCTCGCCTTCGCAGGAACGCAGGCCGTCGAGCATCCGCTCGGTCCGCCTGTCGTCACCGGCACGACGATCACGGTCGACATCGCGGTGAACCAGCCGACGCGCATCACGTCCATGATCATGGACCTGACGCTGCAGCGGTTCATCATCGATCGCGTGTTCACGTCGGCGGGTGGCGTGACCGGTGGCGCGGTCGTCTACGACGTCCTCACCACCAACGAGCTCTACCTCTCGCGCGACATCCGTCGCGTGGCTCCGGGCGACGAGTTCCCGCTCGTCACCGGCGTCCGCCGCGCCCCGGTGGTCGCAGAGCCGGAGAAGTGGGGCGGCAAATACTTCATGACTCGTGAGGCCATCCGGCGCAACGACGTCGCGCAGTTCACGATGCGGACGCGCCAGCTGGGCAACACGGTCGTGCGCAAGCTCAACCAGCGCGCGATCGAGGTCATCGAAGCCGCCGTCACCGCCTACGGCCAGACGGTCGTCGGCAACAACTGGAACACCGTCGTCACGGCGGGCGGTTCCGCGTCGAACGCCAGCGCGTATCCGGCGTACGACTTCATGAACATCCAGACGCTCGCCGACAACATGGAGCTCGGCGTCGTCATCGACCTGTGGATCATGAACCCGGCGCAGTGGCTGCGCCTGGGCACGATCTACGGCGCGTACCTCGGAGACCTGCTCACCTCCATGGGCATCTCGGTCTTCGTGTCGCCGCGCGTCCCGGCCGGGGTCGCCTACGCACTCGCCGAGGGTCAGGTCGGCGAGCTCCGCATCGAGTTCCCCCTGGCCACCGAGACGCAGGAGGAGGGCGCGCCGACCATGCGTCAGCGCACCTGGGTCCAGACCAGCGTGGCTCCGGTCATGTTCGTCAACCAGCCCTTCTCGCTGTTCAAGGTCACGGGACTGGCGGGCTGATGACCGACACCACCACAACCAACGGCGAGGACACCGCCGGCAAGCGGAAGGTCAAGGTTCTGGCCTTCACGTACGCCAAGGTGTACGACAACCCCTACGACCCCGACGGCCCGAAGATCGTCGAGGCGGCCATCGCCCAGCGCGGCGATCTGGTCGACTGGGACGAGCTCACCCCGTACGACCAGGAGCGGGCCGACAAGTTCGAGGTCTTCTACGACGAGGGCGAGCCCGAGCTCGAGGTGCAGCCCGACGGCACCCTCGCACCGGCCGAGGAGCCGGACGAGGAGTCGGGCAGTGCGGACGGCGAGGACATCGCTCTCGGGCCCAACTCCTCGGTGCAGGACCTGACCGAGTGGATCCGCGACGATCAGCCGACCGTCACGGAAGTCGTGGAGCTCGCCGACGGCGATCCCGCGATGGCGCAGAAGCTGCTGGACGCGGAGAACGCCGCGACCGGCGGTGACCCGCGCAAGGGCGTCGTCGACGGCCTCAACAAGATCATCGCAGCAGGCTGAACGATGCCGGTCTCCGACTACACCCCGACGATCGACGATGTGGGCGCGCTGCTGCGTGCCCGCACGAAGACGCCGGATGCCGGGGAGATCGGCACGTTCACCGACGAGACCAGGCCGACCGATGTGGAAGCTCAGCTTCTGATCGATCAGGCTGCCGGTTACATGTCGCTGATGGTTGGCGATAATGTGCCCGACACTCTGATGGAAGAGGTCAGTCAGATGGTCTCGTTGCGGGCAGCGATGCTCATCGAGCTCTCCTACTTCCCCGAGCAGATCGCCTCGGATCGCTCCGCTTACGAGCAGTACAAGGAGCTCTGGGATGCTGCCATCGGTACGCCGGATGATCCCGGCTGGCTGGTCCAGGCAGTGAAGAGAGCCTCTG